CGTGTCAGCGTGCGTTCTGGCCACGGCGTCGGGAAGTCCACGGCGGTCGCTTTGGCGGCTGTATGGCACGTTCTGATGCGCGTGCCGAGCAAGACCGTTGTGACCGCCCCCACGTCGTCCCAGCTTTTCGACGCCTGCTTCGCTGAGATGAAAAATGTCGCCAAGCGGCTCAAGCCGCCCTTTGACAATTTACTGGAGCTCAAGTCTGATCGGATTGAGTTGAAGAGCCACCCAGAGAGCACGTTTATATCGTGCCGCACCTCGCGCGCGGAGCAGCCGGAGGCGCTCGCTGGGGTGCACTCGCCTTCGGTGCTTCTGATTGCCGACGAGGCCAGCGGTATCCCCTCCAGCGTCTTCGAGGCCGCGTCTGGCAGCATGTCTGGCCACTCTGCGACGACGATCCTGACCGGCAACCCCACGCGGAATACGGGTTTCTTTTACGACACGCACAATCGCCTGCGTGACGACTGGTACACGATGCATGTGTCCTGCGTGGACAGCCCGCGTGTGAGCGAGGATTTCGTAGAGGATATGAAGCGTCGATACGGTGAGGACAGCCCCGCCTATCATGTGCGCGTCTTGGGCAACTTTCCCCCGTCCGAAGAGGACACGGTGATACCTGTTTCGCTTATTGAACATGCCATGGCTAATGACATCAAGGTGCATGAGGACACGATTGCCATATGGGGCTTGGACGTCGCGCGTCAGGGCGGCGATGCCAGCGTTTTGTGCAAGCGTCAGGGGCCGGTGATACATCCGCTGACTGTGTGGCGCAACTTGGACCTGATGCAGCTTACGGGCGCCGTGAAGGCGGAGTATGATGCCATGTCGCCGAGTAAGCGGCCGGCGGAGATTATCGTGGATAGCAATGGCTTTGGCGCTGGGGTGCTCGACCGCTTGCGCGAGCTTGGCTTGCCGGCGCGTGGTTTGAACGTGTCGGAGCGCGCCATGGCGAAGGACACGTATTTGAACTTGCGCGCGGAGATCTGGTTTAAGATGAAGATGTATCTCGAAGGCATGGACGTGTCACTGCCGCGCGACGATGCGTTGTATGCGGAGCTCGCGGCGCCGCGGTACCACTTTACTAGCGCGGGCAAGTTGCAAGTCGAGAGCAAGGATAGCATGAAGAAGCGCGGCGTTGCGTCGCCTGACAGGGCGGATGCGGTGGCGTTGTCGCTGGCGAATGACCACACGACCATGGCGTTTGGAACGAGCGCCGCGGGATCTTGGAATAAGCCACTGCGTCGTGGTTTGAGCGTGGTTTAGAAAAAGTTTGCGAAAAAGTTTACTTAGTTTTTTGCAAACTCTGTGGTACTCTTTTTGTAGCGGCGTTCCTCCCCATGGCCGCAGACGGCGTGTTTTCCTTCACGTCTCCCCCGCGCGGGTATGCTCGACGCTCGCGCGGGGTTTATTTTGCGCGAAATTTCTGTATTATGTGTGTGAGTTGCACAAGGAGACGACATATGCCTATGGTTGCGGGGAAGCATTACGCATACACGAAAAAAGGGAAAGCAGCGGCCAAGAAGGCAGCGGCAAAAAGTGGCAAAAAGGTGCAGTATGGCACCACCACCAAGCGCCGCATGAAAAAGAAATAATGTGGACCGCGGTCCTGATGCTTTGCAATACCTCCGCGCAATGCTTTGCGTTTGGCGGTCCGGTGTCGCCGAGCGAGGACCAATGCGTTGCCAGTATACGCGCTGGCTTTGATTACGCGATACAAATATTTCCAGCTTACACGCCTGTCGATTGGCAGTGCATAAGCTGGGACGAAGAGGCATAGATGGCAGAAAAAAAGCGTAAACGCAAATCCGGCCCAAGCCTCTCAGTGGGTCGCGGCGAGAAGCTATCCGTTAAGCAAGGCGGAGGATTGACCGCGAAGGGCAGGGCGAAGTACAACCGCGCCACTGGTTCAAATTTAAAGGCGCCTGCGCCCAACCCGAAGACCAAGAAGGACGCGGCGCGCAAGAAGTCGTTCTGCGCACGCTCCAGCGGATGGACGGGCGAGCGCGGCAAGGCGGCACGTAGAAGATGGAAGTGTTAGATGGGTGTGCTTGACCGCATAAGGGCTGAAAACTCCCTTACCAGCGCAGAGGAAATGCGTTTATTGAGAGAGGAAGCAAGCCCATTTTCTTCCTTATATGACGCTCAAAGAAATTATTTGTCTCGACTTCAAGAGCAAGGGCGCCGGCCAGTTTTTGGCGGATTACTCTCAAAAGACATCGGCAGCTACGGCGGAAGTACGGTCAAGTTTGAAGGCATTACTCCGTTTCTTAGGGGCATACTCACGCCAACGGCAAAGGCTTTTGATGCTCCGTCTATGGCCGCGCGCGGGCTAATTCCAGCGGAGGATATGCAGAGCGAGGCGCTTGGCACGGCTGCGCTTTCTGCGATTGCAGCGCCTAGTGCTAAAGTTTCAGCGCCAAAAAGTGCCATGAAACTTGCTCCACGTCGTTCCAGCGAAGACATTTCATATGGTGACGCTTATCACTTCATGAAGAGCAACGAGATGATAGGCGACAAGCTCATGCCACCCTCAGAGGGTGCGCGGTTTGATCGTCTGGGCGTTCACGTTGGCACGCCAAGGCAGGCGGAAGATCGCTTTAGACTTCAAGTTGGCACGGGATCAGTGGAAGATATAGACCGAGATTTAGCTTTACTTGGCAAGGAAACCGGCGTCACACTGCCGCTTAAAGTGAGAGCGGAAAAACCATTTACCATAAAAGACCTTGAAGAGTTCGGCATAGACATCGATCCATCTATATCGTCCCGTAGCTTCGAAATTGACGGAGAGACTGTACTTTCTGAAGATGGTGTCCGCGAGGCCATGAACGCTTTTGCTGACGCGCGCGGGCTTGATCTTGAGGAGGGGTTAAAGGTTTTCAAGCAAGAATTGACCGATAAGGGGTACACCAACATCCCATACGTGAATATGATCGAAGGGGTGAGGCCAAGCGAAACTTTTGCTAAAGAGTTTAAGTATACTCCAGAAAACGTAAGCAACATTATGCTTGTGGAGCGTACCGCTGGAGATCCCGAAGTTATTAGAAGCAGGTTTGCTCAATTTAATGATGCTTACGACCCATCAATTATGGCGGCCAATACCTCCAAAAGTGCCGGTATTCTCGCCGCCGTTTCAAATAAAGACCCCAATAAAGCCTTAAAGGGAGAGTTAGACCCTATTGGCTACCAAAATACAAAAATGAGAAAGTTTTTATCGGATACTGACGTTAAGTTTAAAGATACCGGCGAAAATTTACCGCGCAACCCCATATCTTGGGAAGATATGGAAAATAAACTTATTCTTCCGTTTTATGGAGACAGAACGTCTCGCGGACTACTTATTGAAGGCGTTGACGATATTAAGTTTGACGATCCTGTTTATACTGAAGGCGGTGTAGACTTTATGGTTGGGCCAGCGGCTCAACAGGACAGAGCAATATGGGCCTCTAATAAAAATATCATTACTCGCATTGAGGACGAAGCAACAAAAGCACAAAGAGACACAGGTGGCGAAGACGTTTATGGCGTAACTGGCAGCATGGCGCCTGACGCAAACGATTTTGCCACATTTACCGGCGCTACTATGGCAGAGCTTGTTAAGGGATCAAAGATTAGCAAGGAAGCGACTAAAAAATTTAACGATACTATGAGAAGCCTTGTTGACCCAGACTTTGTGGGGTTACGCTCTCCAAAATTGCGCGAGTGGGTCATTAATACTAGTTCGCCAAAAAGAAAAGCCTTTATTAGACTTATGGACAGCAACCCTATGCAGGCCGAAGGCTTACCATCCCCAGCGCAGGGGAGATATGCTGTTACAGATCCAACTCAAAAAGATCTTGGTTCTGGCATGTTTGGTTTAGGCGTTTCTAAAATCGACACAAGCGAACCACTTCTTCAAAATGTCTCTAAAGGCAATATATTAGCGGCTAGAGTGCCACACTCAACGTATAACACTCAGATAAAAGGTGATTATACTGGTTCACTTCCGCCCGTACCTCAAAAGCTTATATTTAGAGACGTATATAAGCCGCGTGAAGGTTTACTTGACAAGCGCGGGCTACCACTTACAGAGGCAAACATGTCTCATGCCATTAAAACTATTATGCCGGTGCAGAGAATAACGCCTGAGATACTAGAAAACATTATGAGCTATTTGGAAAGGCAAGGGCAGTGATACAGAACGAAATCAACCAAATCATGAGCGCCCTCGAAGAAGAGCTCGAAGTAAACGTAATGGGTGACGACGAGCTACAGGGCATCGTCGGCAAAGAGATCGAAGACGCGATTGACTACTCCGACAACTGGGTATCGCCATATCGCGCCACGGCAACCGAGTATTATCGCGGCGACCCGTTTGGCGACGAGGAAGAGGGCCGCAGCCAAGTGGTCAGCATGGACGTACGGGATACCGTACAGGCCATCATGCCGTCGCTGATGCGGATATTCCATAGCACCGACCGCACGGTGGAATACGCGCCGCAGGGGCCGGAAGACGTTGCCGCGGCGAAGCAGGCGACCGAATACGCAAATTACATCATCAATCGTGACAACAACGGCTTCTTGCACACGCACGCCGCGTTCAAGGACGCGCTGATCCGTAAGGTGGGCGTGCTAAAGTGCTATTGGGACGATCAGACGAAATTCGAGACACACGATCTCACGGGGCTCGACGATAACGCTCTGGCGGCGTTGATGTCAGATCCGGCGGCGGAAATTGACATCCTCGCCTCCGAGCCGTTTGGCGAGCCCTCAATGGACCCCATGACCGGCGAGATGTTACCGCCTGCCATGATGCACGCCGTGCGCGTAACATATACGCACCCAGATGGCCGCGTGAAGCTGGAAGCGGTGCCGCCCGAAGAGTTCCTTATATCGCGTGAGGCGAAGTCTCTGGAAGACGCCGATTACGTTGCGCACCGGCGTATTCTGACCGTCTCCGAGCTTGTGGCGATGGGCTATGATTACGACGAAGTTGTAAAAATGTCTTCGGCGCACGAGGACATGGCGACGAACATTGAGCGCACCACGCGAAACCGCGCGCTGAATAACGAGATGAACGAGCGCCACGATCCCGCGATGAAGAAGGTGCTTTACGTCGAAAACTACATCAAAGTTGACTACGACCAAGACGGCATCGCGGAGTTGCGTAAAATCTGCACCGCCGGCGACGGCAACAAGATCCTTATGAACGAGCCGTGCGCGATAGTTCCGTTTGCGACGTTCTGCCCAGATCCAGAGGCGCACGACTTCTATGGCATGTCCACCGCTGATGCGGTGATGGACATCCAGCGGATCAAATCTTCAATTATGCGCAACACATTGGACAGCTTGGCGATGTCAATTCACCCTAGAGTTGCAATCGTCGAGGGCATGGTCAACATCGAAGACGTTATGAACAACGAAGTCGGCGCCATCATTCGGCAGCGCGCAGCCGGCCAAGTGCAGCCAATGTCCATGCCATTCGTTGGCCAACAGGCGTTTCCTGTTCTGCAATACATGGACGAGATCAAAGAGGCCCGCACGGGCATCTCAAAGGCGTCTGCGGGCTTGGATGCCGGTGCATTGCAGTCATCCACCGCGTCGGCTGTACAGGCCACTGTCAGCGCCGCTCAACAACACATAGAGCTTATCGCGCGGATCTTTGCGGAAACCGGCATGAAGCAGTTATACAAGATCGTGCTTCACCTGATCACAACGCATCAAGACCGGCCACGTATGGTTCGGCTGTCCAATGAGTTTGTGCCGATTGATCCGCGCGTTTGGAACGCCAACATGGATGTCAGCATCAACGTCGCGCTTGGCCGCGGCACCGATACCGAGCGCATGATGATGCTGCGTCAGATCGCGGACATGCAGAAAGAGGCAATGGCCACTATGGGGCCGGTCAACCCGCTTACCGATATAGCTAAACTATCGAACACGTTGAAGGCAATGACGGAGCTTGCCGGCTTCAAGGATGCGTCGCAGTTTTGGTCAGATCCGGCGCAATTCCAGCCTCCACCACAAGAGGACAAGCCGGACATTAACGAGCAACTTATCGCCGTTCAAATTCAACAGATCCAAGCCGACATACAGAAGAAGGCGGCAGAGTTGCAGCTTGAACGTGAAAAGATGATTATGGAAGACGACCGCAAGCGCGACGAGCTCGACGCCGAGCTCTTTGTGAAGGCGGAGGAGATGCAAGCTAAATATGGCACGCAACTCAACGTCGAGAAGATCCGCTCAGACTTGGCAGTCAACCGCGAAGTCATGAGAGCGCAAGCGGACGTCATCAAAGGATCTATTGATGACTAAGTCAAAACAGCAAATTATTGACGACGGCCACGCGGCTGATCGTCTTTTGCGCGATACTGATCTCAGCCGTTTTTTAGATGAGATCAAACAGGATTGCTGGGTCGAGTTTGAAGCCACAGCAATGGGAGACGGGGAAGTACGGGAAGGCATCTACATGAAACTGCGAGGGGTTGAGACAGTGCGTCAGGCTCTTCGCGCTATGGTAGATAACGCATCTATTGAAAAAAAGGTTAAGTAGATGCATAATAGGAGACAACGATGTCAGAAGCCAACACCCCGTCACCACTTGGGATTGATCTGAACACTGCACAAAATGCCA